TTATTTGTAACTGTCCAAAGAATAAAAATATATTTACCTCTGAATAATTAAAGTTATCATCGGGTTCGTAATATTGCCATCCTAACATCATTGCATTTGGTACTAATAAAATTAAGTTTATTTCCATAATTACTTTTAGTTATTACATTACCCTTTTCTTTACATATTGGTCTATATCTGTTAAGTTTATCAATTAATCTTTACAGATATTATTTTTAAACTACCAACGTGCTTTAGTTTTTCTTATATCGTAGTGTGTGAATGTAGCGTATGCAGACAAACCGCCTTGCAACAACTCACCCTCATTAATTAACAAATCAATTAATTCAAATGTTTCTTGAGGTGTCATTTCTTCAATAACAATATCCGCAGCTTTTCCAAGCTTGTGTTGGCTGTTTTTAGAACCTTTTATGACATTATCATTATAATCTGGACATCTATATCCACTATTGATTTTAATTGGATTACCGACAACGTTTCGTAGTGCTTGTAATTGGTTTGCTAACTTCTGAACGTTATGTAAAACTCCCAAAGGCATATCGCATCCACAACTACAATCAAATTCTAACTTGCTAAAATTATTTGTCAGCTTCATTTGGGTTTTTTAGTTTAAATATTTTCAATACAGTATATGCAATAGAAACAACTAATAAAGCTATTTTAAGCCATTGCTCAACGTTTGAGAAACTAACGGTAAATGTTAGTAGATTAATTGCTGCTATTTTTATATCTTGCATTGTCAAAATTTAGAATTTTAAAGCATCGTAGCTTAATCCAAAGAAAGCGTGTACACCATCTCCATCAATATTAACACTTTTTGACTTCCAACCATAAGGATGGTCAACTGTTCCATCTTCGTTAGGTTCTAATCCATTCCATAAAACATCAACGTGCCAATCTTCTGATAGGACCGCTTCTGTTTCTACTTCTCCATCTTCGTCAATTACTGCTTGTTCTAAAACGATATTACCTAAATGAACGATTGTGTGTTTATGTGTTGGGTATTCGTTTCCGTTCTCGTCTGTTGCAGTACCTAAAGAATTAGTCTTTTTAAGTGCTGCTTCTTTACTGTCGAATTTATATTTTCCTATATTCATTATATTGTTGTTAGTGTTTGCAATTCTTGGTCTGTTAAAGCGGTGTTGTAAACTCTTATATCTTTTGTTTTACTATAAAAATGACTACCACCACCTATATTAAAATCCAAAGAATTTAATGTATTTTCAGAAAAAACTGAACCACTTGTATCTGTACTTCTTTCAACACCATCAACCCATAAAGCAAAATCATTTTCTTTATATTTAACTGCGATTTTACTGTTTTGTGTTATATCCGAAGACGTGTACGTCATAACAGCTTGGTTACTTCCATTATATACGACTGCAATAATTATATTAGATACGCTTGTATACCCAACTCTAATAACATTAGAGCTTGTGCCATCTGAAAGACCAAAACGTCTTTCGCTTAAATCATTAGATAAAGCACTTGTTTCAATATACAATACCCCCTCTAAAGAATTAAAAGTAGCTGCATCTGCAGAATCAGTAGCAGTTTCAGCTGAACGAGTGACGGCTGCCGTTGTGGTTGGTATGTAACTTGTTTTGTATCCAGATTCTAATTGAGCACCCCACATATAAACGCTTTCACTTGCAGCAGTAACACCTAAAGAAAATGTACCAGTTTCATTATTGCTTATTGCTGTACATCTATACCAACCATTTCCATAATTTTCAATAAAACCAGTCCAACCAACAGATTCTTCAGATACAGTTCCATTACTTAAATCAAAAAGAACATATCTATTTGAAGATGATACGTTTGCTATTTTAAATAAATTCGTACTGCCTTTTTTAGCAAAACAACTCGCAACTTTATTTGTAGCACTCCAAGTTGAAAACCTAACAACTCCAAAACCTCCGCTAACTCCAGTTAATAAATCAGCATTTAATTGTCCACTTGGCGAAATAGTTTGATTGGCATTTATAGTAACTCCATTATTTATCCAATACGCATTATCAAATTCTTCACTTCTTTGCAATACATTTTGTTTAGTAGGTTCTAACAAATGACTTGGGCAACCATTTACAACCCCATCAACTAAAGGGTAGTTTAATCTTGAAACACCATTTGAAACTGTTTCTATTAATCCGTCTTTATTTATTCTTGTTGCCGAGCCACTTCTTGTAAAGTCAAAATCCCCTACACCATTTGATGGTAATACGGAGTAAAATTTGCTTCCTTGTGTTGCGGGTATTAATGCTAATGTTGGTTTTGCCATTGTTTTTAATTTTGTGTATCTTGTATTCCTATTGTATGTATTGCATCAGCCAAACATTTTTTTGCTTCAACTTCTTGCCTATCATTCATATTGAATTGTCCTTGTATCATTTCTGTTGATGTACCAATAGAAGATGCAGTTTCAATTGTATTACCAAACCAAGTGCTATTGTATATTTCGTTTGCCATCTTTTTCTTTTTTAGTTAAATACTTTTCCAATTTAACAATGTTTATTTGTTTCGGTTTATATCCTTTCATTATAGTACCCAATTTGAACCGCTTACATTTTTATCTGGATACACATCAGAATCTTGATTGTCTAAATACTCTGGGAACTTTGAACTATCAAAACAAATGAAATCTACAAATCGTCTTGTGTAATATTCTGCAAATTCTCTTTCTTTTTGTACCAAATAATCAACCTCATCTTTTGATACTGTTTCTGCGTTTTCAGAAGTGTGTTTAAATATACCCCCACTTTTAACTTGATACGCTGCAAATGGTAAAAAATCAACCATAGCATAGTGAATCAACATCGGTTGAATATAATCCGTTACAAGTTCTAAATAATCGCCAGTTAATGTATCTGCTATAATATCAGCAGAAATTCTATCATACAATTTAGTTCCTAAATAATTTTGTATGTGTATTTCTTGTGCAATCTTAATGAACTGAATAAAAGAATCTGTATCTGTGCTTCCAGAAATCACAGTATTTTTTACTAAATCTGTTCTACTTATAAATAGTGCTGTTGCCATATTATCTTTTCTTGTTTACAAATCCATTATTTGGCATATCAGTTGGTCGCATTGCAACTTCTTCTGCATTTACTGGGGGGTTTATACCAGCTTTTCTTGCCTTGTTTACACTTATTTCTGCTTTTGGATTACCAACGTCTGGTTTTAATCTTGAACCTTTTGCAATGTAAGTTTTTCGCATCCAAAAATGATGACAATCCCCACCACCTTTATATAGCCAAATATCATAGGTACTAGCACCATTTAAACCCCATCCAGCATTGACTGCTCTTTGGCTCATTTGTTGTATATCTTCTTTGCGATATATTTTTTTTGCTTTTACCATTTTTTTGCAAAATTCCCTACTATTATCAGATGCCTTTAATGGTGCATATTGATACCTTACTTTGTATTGTAATCCAAAATTCGGTTCTTTTCCGTCTTGAGTACTTTTTGCATTTGGTCTTGCAATTCCAGTTGTTGCAAAGTTCCATATTTTTGATAAAAGACTTGGATTCTTTTCGTTTAATTTTTTTATTTGTTCGTCTAACTCATCTTCTGAATCGTAATCAACCTTTCTTTCGTCTATTAATTCCCATTCCTCCAAGTCCTCATCTTCTCCAAATTCTTCTAAATCGTTAAAAACCTTACTCATTTTAATACCAGTTTCTTCCTCTCTTGTTTCAGCATCTTTAACATTCTCTAAATCCATAAATTGTAAAGGCTGCAAGGTCTTAAAGTATAGGTTTAAAGCAATACCATTAAAAGCAAGTATTTTGTCAAGAGCATCGATTAAAAGTTCTTGAAATGGGTTTATAACGATGTTTTGCATTAATATGGAAGCGTTCTTTAATTCCTCTGCATTATTACCAAATCCAGTATTATCTTTAATACCTAAAAGCATTGGCGAAACAATACGATGCGACATCATTATTTTACTCTGTGCTTCACTTGAAATAAATTCGTATTGATTATGAGCATCAGATATTTGAACTGGTGTGATATCCGCTTGTGATTCTTTTGAATCGTTAAAAGCAATTATTAGTTTTCCAGCAGAGTTTGTTCCTTGAAATTTAGAAACAATTTTGTTTTCAATTAATGTTTGTGCTTCTTCGTCTGGCACTCCGTTATTGAAATTTATTAAGGATGCTGGAGCAAAACTATTTTTAATATTGTTAACGTGAAAGGATGCAATTTCTTCTTCAATCTCACTAAAACTAATTCCAGAAACATAGTCTGGTGTACTATAATAATACATCCCAGCTTCATAAGGTTTTACATATAATATCTCAATTGGTTGTGGACTTTTTGAAACACCAAATGCTGGTATTCTCAAAGGTTTATCACTTGGCTTTGCGTTTGCCCAATCTGAATGATAATAATACGCTTGTACTTGTTTATCGCCATCTGAACATTTTTCTGCTCTTAAAGTTTCAATTGGTAAATGCTCAACCTTTTGAATTGTCTTTTTATCCTTTGAATAAATTACTTGAATAGCACATTGACCAGTTAGCTTTAAATCATACGATAATCGCCTTAAATCATCCTTTTTAAACAAAGATATCATTCTTGCATACGCTTCTGGCTTTCTTGCACTATCTGTTGCATCTAAACCTTTTCCGTATATCATTTGAGATATTCCAGTAATACAAGCCCCAGAAGTAGCACTTCCGTTTGCTCTATCTATAAGGAATTTGAAATAATTGTTATCTGCACCAAATTCAACCCATTCTTTGTTTTTTGATTCAACAATTTCTGGTGTTGAGTAGCTTGACAAATTAACAAAACTTAATTTAGAATTGTTCTTTTTGGCAACTGTTGGTTTTCTGTACTTATTTATTTGTTTACTCATAGTATTATAAAATCGTTATTACCGCTCTTTGACTTATATTCGTCTTTATTGACTGAATAGCTTTCGTTATTTGATTGGTTTGTTGATTGTGCTGTGCAAAATATTTTATCCTTATAGATTATATTTTGTGTATTTGTATCAATTACTTTTAAATCGTAAAATCTACCCTCTTTTAAATTAAATACATTTGATAGTTCTATATAATTACCAACCTTTTGTGCTGTTGGTGTTATCGAAACAGTTGTATTTGTACTGTCATCCCTTAATTCCATTGAAACAGATGTCGAATATACTCTTGGTATAATCTTTATTGATTGTATATCTGTTGTTGGCAATAAATGTTTCATATATATATAATACTAAATAATAGTATTTTTATTTATTTAAGCCAAAAAAAGGCAACCGATTAAGATTGCCTAATTTTATAATAAAACCAAAGTATTAAATTATGCGTTTGGGTCTATTTGAGTCGCACTTTCATTATCAGTAACAACAGTTGAAACTGTAAAGTTCGCTGGAGATGTTTCCATTGCTTCCATTGTTAAAGTAAATCCAGATAAATCACCCATTGCAGCACCAGATACAATTGTACCTCCAGTTACCTCTGCTCCGTGTTCTAATCCAACTAAAAAGAAGTTTCCGTTATAGTCTTCAATCGCAACGTGTGGTCTTGATGAAGCCAATAATTTAATTTCTTCTTGTGTTTCTTTGTCCAATGTGGTCAAAGTTAAATTTAATGTTTGTGTGTAAAAAGTTGTTCCATTTTCTCTTGAACTGGTAATTGCAGTTTCTAAAGATGAAGAACCTTTGATATCGTATTTGAAAAAGTCTGGAGTTCCAGCAACTGCCGTAATTTCTCCAGCTACTATTGTAACATCTCCTAGTGTACCATAATCAGCGAAATAAACTGCTTTTAAGCCACCAACAGAACTTTTACAAGGTAACGCTCTACCCGATGTA